GCAGCCGTCACGCCGGTGCCCTCGATGCGGATGCGGTAGCTCGTGGTGGCCGCAGGCGTGAACCGGTACTCGCGCCAGCGGCTGCGGCCGTCGACGATCTCGTCGCGGTAGCTCGCCGCCGTCACCGGCGAGCCGTCGATGATGAGCGTGCAGTCCACGGTGTGTCCTGCCCCGGGGTCGAAGTCCTCGAGCAGCAAGCGCACGCGGATGTCGCTGGACGCTGTGCTGAGCGTGCGCGGGGTGCTGAAGTGCACAAAGCTGGTTCCCGTGCGCGCCACGCGCACCTGCGAGCCCGCGCTGCCCAGCCGCACCGCGGGCATGAGGTCTTGCGTGCCGACGAATACCGCGCGCAGCGGCAGGATGGCCGCGCCGCCAAACTGCGGCTCAGGCCCATCGATGATGGGCCGCCAGAGGCCGCCGGTCTGGTATTCCCAGATCAGCTGGCAGCCCGCCGGGGTCACGCCGTCGTAGAGCAGGTCAATGTCGGCAATGCCGCCCGCGAGCTGCAAGGGCTGCATCTGGATGATGGTGCGCGGGTTGGTAAAGCGGGCAAAGTTGAGCCGCAGCATCAGGTCGCGGTCGTCAGCTTCGTTGAAGAACTGCCCATCCTGCGCATACATCAGCAGGCCCTGGGTGTATTCGGTGCCGTTCGTGAAGCCGACGCGGTGCGCCGCGCCGCTCACCAGCACGAGGGCGTAGCGGCGGCCCGACTCCACCAGCACCGGCTCGGCCAGCGCGATGCGGCACCAGCCGCCGGTGAGCGCTGCCGCGTTGAGCACGGTGCGGCTGATGACGCGCTGCATGTCCGGCTGTCCCTGTGGCGCGTCGGTGAGCAAAAGCGTCAGCCCGCCGCTGGCGTCCACGCTGGTGAAAAACAGCTCCAGGCTCGTGATCCAGCCGGTCTGCGCCATTAGCACCGTCTGCGCGAGGATCGAGCCCTGCACCGTGTGGGTCTGCGTGACCGCCTCCCAGTAGGTCTCCTGGTAGGTATCGATCCAGATTCGCGTGCCGCGCACCGTGCCGGACTGAGCGATCATGTTTTGCCGGTAGGCCGGGTCGATTTGCCAGGTCTCGCCATTGCGGCGATAGATGCCGGTGATGGGGTCGTATGTGCCTTGGCGCCAAAAGCCCGTGTTGGTGCAGGCCGTGTAGGTCTCGCCATACCGCACCCGCTCGCGGCTGACGGTGCGCTGCACCATCTGCGTGGTCTGGTACTGGTATTGGTTGATGGTGATCTCACCCGCGCGCGTCTCCATGCGCAGGCGGCAGACTTCCTCGTAGGCGGGCAGCAAAAGCTGCGTGCTTGCCACCCGCGCCGCCGGGTCGAGCGGGTTGAGCAGCGCCAGCGCCGAGCTGTCGTGTGCCACGATGGGCGGGCGGATGCCCTCGTAGGCGCGGGCGCTGTAGCCTGCAAATGTCAGGTCGCTCTCGCGATCATCGAGGAAGTGGTCCGCGCCGTAAAACTTGTAGTCGTCCGGGATTTCCAGCCGCTCCTTGACCCGCGCCATGTCCATCGCCAGTTGAATCGCCTGGTCTAGGGTCGCGCGCTGCGCCACCTCGCGCGACACCCCGGCGATGTCGGTCATGATGTGCGCAATGCGCGGCTCGGCGCTGGTGATCCACCCCTCGGCGGCGCGCAGGCGCTGATCAACCGCGAACAGGTTGGGCAGCTTACGGCTGGTGGCCAGTACCACCTCCTGAACGCCGGTCGCGCTCAGGCGAACGTGCGCGAGCAGCGTGTAGCCGGTAGGGGGCTCGGGGCGCTCTGGCGTTGGGCTTTCCAGTCCCTGGGCGATGTGCACCACCGCCACGCGGCGGCGCTGCATGGCCACCGCCTCGGGCTCCACCTCGCGCGTCTGCAGATCGATCAGGAAATCCCGCGGCTGAATGTCAGTGTCTTCCTCCTGCCCGAACGCCGAGATGGCCAGCCATTTCTGATCCTGCAGCGGCAGCATGGCAAACACCGAGTGCACCTGCGCGCTCTCGATGGAGAAGACCTTGCCCGACGGACCGTCGTACAGGCGGCCGGGCGCGACCTCGATCTCGGTGGCGCTGCGCGCGGTGACCGTGAGACCGACGAACTGCCGCTCGGGCGTGATCGCGTCCGACACCAGGTGGCGCTGTGCCTCATCGGCCCAGGATTGGGTGTTGTTGAGGTCGGCGGCCTGCAGCTCCTGGCGGTCGCGGTAGAGGACTTGTTTTTCCATGTATCAGCTCCGGGTAATCGTCTGTCCGGCCAGCACGCTGCCGGCCTTGTGGATGCGCGAGGCACGCGCGCGGGCGTGTAGCCGCGTGCGCACCAGAATCTGGTCATGCACGGCGCGCGCCCAGTCCATGGCATCGAGCACCGGCGCGATGCGCGCGCGTGCGTCCCCCGAGGAAAGCGCGGCGCGCATGGCGGTGGAGGCCATGGCAAACGGCACGCGGCGCGGCGGCATCGCCACATGCGCCACCGCCACGAACGGCGGACTGGTGAGGCGCGTGAATCCAAGATACGTGGGGCCGTGCTTTGGGCGTGCCGTCACGGCAGGGTCGTGCAGCCGCACGCGCGCGTACAGCCGCGCATCGGTGTCCGATCGGGCGGTGTGCGCGCCGCCCAGCGTCGCGCCGAATGCGAGCACGCCAGGCCGCCTGGCGCGCTCGGCCACGGTCTGCACGTCTGGCGTGAGCGGCGTGAGCGACGGGCTCGTCTGCCGCAGCGTGAGGATGTTGAGTCGGTCTCGGTACTGCACACGGGCGATGCGCCAGTAGCGCGCCGAGGCGTCGGCCCGGCTGATATGCCCGGCAAGCGGCATCCCGCAGACCATGCCCACGGCCTGCGCGCGGCCGGCCAGATCGACCGTGCCGCTCGACTCGGTGTCCAGCGTCGTCCAGCCGTGGCTGGTGAGCGGCTCGCTGCGGCCGTCCGGCCAGACGATTTCGGCGCGGATCGCGCTGCGCGCCATGGCGGCCGTGCGGCAGGGCGGCTCACCGCGGTGAGCGATGAAGGCGCGGCCAAGCATCAAGCCCTCAGACTGGCTACGCTGGCGCTGCGTGCGGATGCGCATCTCGGGGTGGGCGGCCAACCATTGCTGGCGGCTCGCCTCATCCCAGAACCCCAAAAAGGTCTTGGCCGGGGGCATCTCCAGCCGTGCAATGCGCGCTCCGGCCAGACGCGCCAGCGCGCGCAGCCCCGCCGGCGTGCCGATGAGCGCATGCAGCCGCGGACTCGCGGCAATCAGCGCACGGCGGGATGCCTCGTCATCCGGCCAGACGGGCGGTAAATCCTCGCCCGCTCCAAGGTGCGGCAGCAATGACGCCGGAATGCGGCGCGGATCGCCGAGCGTCGAGATGATCTCGTCCCCAGGCGTCCACGGCCCGATGGCGCGGCTGATGGCGCGCTCGACGGGCGTTGCGTTGGCAGGCAGCAGGTCGGCACGCTCAGTCACGGCGGGCCTCCGTGTCTATGATGATGTCGGTGATCGCGGGTATTTCTCCTGGTCCCGCCGGCACGTCCTGCGTCGGTGCGTGCAGGAGCACATCGCGCACACCGTCGCCCATGAGCGACGCGGTGATCTGCGCGCGCGCCAGATCCACGCGAAAGCGCATCTGCGCGGCCATGGTCATGAGCCGTGCGCGCGCCTGCGCGGCCAGCAGCGCGCCATCCGGCCCCGGCGGGTGCACGAGCGTCGCGACCACCTGCACCGACTTGACGGTGGCGGTCGTCACGTCCACCTCCACCGTGAGCGGCCGCACGTCCTCGGCCAGGAGCGCCTGCGCTACCTGCGCCACGATGGCATCTGACGCCGTAGCCGCACGCCAGCGCATGGGCGTGGCTGCGTCGTGCTGCGGGTGGCGGCCAAAGAGCGCCTCGCCGATGGCCGCCTGCGCCTCGGTCATGGCGGCGGCCTGCGCGGCTACGCGCGCCAGCAGGCAGACCTTGACGCGCCCAGGGCGGTCGGCCCACACGTCCACCTGACGGATGTCGGTCGAGACCGACAGCGCGCGCAGCATCCAGCTCTGGCGGCTGCCAGCCGCCGACAGCGCGTGGTAGCCGATCAGCACGCGGCGGCGGAATCGCTCGTCGTCTTCGCCCGGCAGCCGCGCGAGGTCGTAGCGGGCGGCCAGGTTGTCGAGGTCGGCGCCGGTGGCCCACGGCAGCATCACGGCGCGCGCGGCGTCGTTGACGCGCTGGCGCAGCACCGTCTCGCGCCAGGCGGCCACCTCCAGCAGTTTCACCAGCGGCTCGCTCTCGAGCTGCAACACCGGCGCAAGCTCCGGCGCGCGCGCCTCTAGATCCGCCTTGAGACTTGCTAGCACTGCCTCGTAGTCGATGGTCTCGACCACGTCAGGCGGCGGCAGGCGGGCAAGATCGATCATTGACATCTCAGTCACCGATCAAAACATCTGCGCTGCCTGTTGCCACGCGCGAACCGCAACTCACTGGATCGCCGATGCGACCAGCGCCACGGCCATTGATCAATACTGAACTGCTCCCTGCAGCCAAGGCGCCTCCATGACATACCGGCCCGCAGCAATGCGATTCCCAGCCATCGCCAACTCGATGAGCTCCGCGTCCATTGATCAGCACGTTTGGACTCGCCTCTGCATTTTGGCGCGGGGGGAAACAGCCGTGCCCGGTGCAGATGTCGTGTAATCGCGCGGCCCCTTGCATCAATTGACCCTCACCATAGGTGCCTGGATGACGATTTCCGCGCCAGCCGTGACCGTCAGGCGCTGCGGCGCGTGCATGAACATCGAATGCGTGTCGCGCTCATAGCGGATAAACCCGCCATCGTCCCACTGCAACAGCGTGTGCTTTGGATTGTTGCTCGGGGCGGGAAACGCCCCGCCTTGCTGAAACACGGCCGGCACCGCAATAGCCTGCGCCAGATCGCCAGACGGTGCGAGCACCAGGCACTGCTCGCCCTTGGCGGGCGGGCTCCACACGCGCAGATGGCCGGCCGCCCAGGTTGCCCACGGCAGCCATCCGGTGCGCACGGCCGATTCTCCATCTCCTGCCAGCCGCACGCGCACCCGGCAGCGCGTGGGGTCGAATTCCGTCACCGTTCCCATGCGGACGACTCCACCCCTGCCCCAGTCGGCGGCATCCAGTGCGAGTGCGTCGCGGTCGATGGTCACGGTTTGCCCCTATCAGGCGGCAATGCTCAGTTTGATCACGGCTCGCGGGCGGGTGCAGATCGACAGCGGGTTCGATTGCGCCTCGATCAGCTGCCCCTTGCCAAGCGGCGTGGGCTCGGTCTTGGCATAAAGCGGTAGGCCGATGGTATTGGCCGTCTCGACGTAGTTGGCAGGCGCATAGCGGGTGATGAACATGCCATCAACGCCGAGGGGGAACAGATACGCCTCGTCGTCGCCAATGAACGGCGTGCCGGCGATCGCCCCGCGGTACTGCTCCCAGATGACCCCGCCAAACGGGATGCCATCGCGCGGGTCGTTGCGCAGCATTACGCCGCCTTCATAGAACTCGTAGCTCTTTTGAACCTTGGCGTGGCCGATGAGTTTGTAGAAAAACTCCTTGCCACAGAACGCGTGGAAGCCGTTATGCGGCTCGGCCCCCAGCGCTTCCTCGACCTTTTCCAGCGCGGCCAGCACCTCGCCTCGCAGGTCGGCGTTGGCGTTGTTCAGACTCATGGCATGGGTGTTTTGCGCGATGCCGAACTCGGTGAACAGGTTGGTGATCACCGTCGTACCGTCGGCATCGAGGATTTGCCCCTTGATCGCCCCGACGCGCTGATACTCGATGGTCGCATCGATGCGGCGGCGCATTTTGGCCAGTCGCCGATCAACGAAGGCGCGCATCGTCTCCACCTCGGACGCCATTCCAAACGCCCGCAGGTTCTGGATGTCATCGGCCGTGATGGTGTCCTGCGTCGGCAGGTGTGTGGTGCTGAAGGTGCGCAACGACCTGGTGCCGCCGCCGGTCGTCACAGGCGTGGCGCTGCGCGACTGGTTCGGGATCAGCGCCAAGGTGTCCAAGTCCTTCTCAACCTTGAACGAGGTAGTAAGAAGGCC